ATATATATTTCTTTTAACCATTCTCGCTGTGATTTCAGGCTCATGATTTCTAACCATGTTTTACCTTCCATATAAGTGATTTGGCGTAAATTAGGTTCAAGCCATTGAAAGCGAGGGTGGTGAGTTATGTTAATGTTAACTGTATTTACATAATCTTTGGCTCTAATTTGATGTGGAGCATCAATCACTCTGAAGTTAGGATTATCACTATCTCTTACTTCTACGTGCTTTGTCCAACAATCAATTTTTCCTTTAGTTGTTTCGTGCTTATATAATGCCTCTAAAGGAATCATATGTTCGTAATCTGATGGATTAATAGCTGTTACACGAAAACGATTCCAATAAGTATTTTGTACTATAACTTCTTTAATATCATTATATTTTTTAAAAAGAAAAGATAGCCACTCGCTGTATTCATACCAACCGATTCCTATTCTTGCAAAGATTACACCGTCAGCATTCTTACTATTAATATATTCTTCTGCCCAGTTATTCTTCTGCCATCTTCCGGCAAAAGGCCAGTTCTCTTGTGTTAACGGAACATCGTCACCTGGAGCATTCTTAATATTATATCCTGCTGTATGACTACAACCTAAAGCGGCAATTCTCATTCAAATAATCTCATTTGTTTAGAGTCGTCGTCTTTTGGATCTCCAAACTCTTTCCAGTCTTTTTTATAGTTCCCCTTGTCAGGAATAGCATGACGTACTCCGCCTGTAGGATCAGATACATCAGCTTTACGTCTAGGAATTAAATGTACATGAGCATACATTATAGATTGTCCTGCTTCACGACCAACGTTTTGCCCAATGTTATAAGCATCACAATATCCTTTTTGTACCCAATCATAACCCCATTGGTAGGCGGCTTTATAGCATTTTGCTAAATGTTCCCAATCTTCTACTTTAGGAACAAATAATAAATGTCCTTCAGTTACTGGATACTTGTCTTTATATACAACAAAGTCTTTAGTATCGACGAAAGGTTTACTATTTAAAGCCCAAACGGTTTCTTCAAGTTTCATTTGCATCTCCCTTTTCAACTTCAAGAACTTCACCTAGTCTTACGGCGAAATTCGACCAGCCACCGTACCTAACGGTTGGTTGAGGTGTGTCCATCCAGAAGCCGTTGACCTTACGCCAAACAGCCCCGCAATTCCATCTAGTCGCGGCCTTAAATTTAATACGGTCTCCAACTTCTAGTTTCATTTATCATGCTCCTCTACCCATTCAAGTATGTTCATCATTGTATGTAATCTCTTACGGGCATCGTTAAGGTTAAGTGCTGGTACCCACGCGGTACCTTTATTTTGTTGCATTTCTAACATAATATCCTTATGCTCGTCACGTTTTGAAAATTGAATAACGTCTGCTGTTTTAAATTTTAAAACGAAAACTTCTTTTTTCTTTTTAAACGGTATAACATTAGTCATCTCTATATGCACCAACGTTTTCCCAAGGATATACTAACCATACATCTTCTTCAGCTTTGTTTACTTCGTGACACCAATAATTAACACCTTGAAATTCACTTGATAAGTTTTCAGTTAAAACTGCAAAGCGAACATTAGTACATTGATCATTAAGACACCAATCATGACTAATCCATTTAAAAGTAGCACCTGAATCATTAATATCATCTACTACTAAAATATTTTTTCTTTTTGCGACAGCATCTTCAGCCATCCATGTATTAGATTCATTTTTTCTAGCATGATCACGTAAAGCAACCTTTAATGATTCACATCTAATATCTAGCATATTGCTTAATATCGCCGCTGGTATATTACCCCCTCTTGTAATTCCAACTATGTAATCGGGAACCCACATATCTTTATACATACCAAGTACAATTTGTTTGCACATATTTTCTATGTTAGTCCAACTATAATAATGTTTTTTAACCATTTATAATCCTTATTTTATTTTGTTGTAATCCTTCTCCACTATCATGTGGACCCAGGCCTTCTTCTTTAATGTTCGTTTGTCTTCTTTTTAATGTTTCTTCTGTAACAAACTTTAAAGCAGGTGTAAACCGTTGCTTATGTCTAAATCCTGTTGCAGTATGTAACATAGTGCTTGGAAACGTAATAATACGCCCAGGTATAGGTGCTACTGCATAAATCATTTTTTTAGCATCTGTAAAAAGTTTTGTTTCACCACCATCGTTAATATCCCAAAATTTATTTGCATAATATATTAATGTTATTGCTTCAGGAGTATCATCATCGTTATGATACAAAGCATTTTCATTTGGTGCAAAGAAATTACAAGAAGATTTCCAAAGTGCTAACTTGTTAACTTCAGGACAATTCTTTTCACAAAATTCCCATAAAAATTTAAAAGTTGCAGTATTTGTTATTCCTTCACAAGCCATTCCTGTTGGAACAGGGTTCTCTACATTATCATAAGCCCCAAAAGTAAATTTTAAATTTGCACATTCTGTTTCAAGTTCTTTTATTCTTTCACTTGAAAAAGCCTCGTCATAAATTTTAAGTCTGCCATCAATGTGACTACCTACTATCATACTCCGTATTTTTCCTTTAAATACTGTTCGTTATTAATCCATTCACCGTTTCTTATAAATCCCCAGTCTTGTTGTTTTTGTCCCATAAAGAACAAACTCCAACACGGTATTTCGTTACCGTCTGTATCTTTTTTAAGTTCTAGTCTATGTAAAGATTGTGCTTTACAAAAACGAAAATGTCCTGGGCCACGCCAAAATTTACCTTCAGGTGTGTGTTCGTAATATCCACCTTTTAAAATAATCGTAAAATAATCCCATGGATGATCATGTAAGTCATCTAAGTCGCTAACTAAAATTTTATGTAACGTGAGGTTAAACGGAAACCTTTTTCTATCTTTTAAAAACAAATAATACCTAACCAAATACGGAATTTTATTATACCGATCATATATAACTCGTTTTCTATTTTTAAACAGACCCATCATTTTGAGGTTCCTCGTATGTATAATCATCTTTAACTAGATCATAGACAGTTTTAAATTTTTCATATTGGATCTTGAGACCAGGATATTTTTTAATCATATCTTCAATAATTACTTCTGATGGCCAATTGTCAAATGTCTGTCTCTGCCATTCAGTTCCTAAAGCATTATTATCTATGTTTATATTAATAGGTGTACTAGGTGCTGTTACAGTACCATAGTTTGTACTAGCATCAAATGATACAGTATAACTAGAATCAGATTCTCCTGCTATAGCCGGAGTAGTATCATATGATATTTTAAACGGCTGGTTTGGTAATGTTTTTGTATCAATTGTCATTTGCAATTCCTTAAGCACACATATAGTTTCTGACCGCTAAAGAAGTCTGCTTTTAATTTAGCAACCTGTTTTTGCACTAAAGGAATGTAGTCGTCATAGTTTTCTATATAATCTCTAATTCTTTCTGTGATTTTTTCTTTATGATGTGTGTATGCTTTAAATGAAGCTGTCCATTCAGATGGATATTTGAATTCGTCTAAACCCATTTCTTGGTAGCTTAATCTATCTGGTACCATTGGTATAGTATCAACTAACGCACCTTCGTACCAACTTATACCTAATGTTTCTTGTAAGTTAGCACTAAACACAATTTTAGCACGACCTAACAAATTATGATATTCATTTTTTGTTAATTCTTGGTCTTGACATACTATAAATTCATAGTCTGGCAATTGTGTTCTTAGGTCTCTAAATATGTCTGGTTGTTTTTCTGGTGCAATTCTATGTGGGAAAAGAATTAAATTTTCTTTTGGCATATTTCTATAAGAGTCTAAACTGTTAGCTAGATACTCCATAGGCCAGCCTGTACGAATTATTTTACTTGGAGATGCATTTTTAAAACTTTCAAGAAACATATCAATATGGAATTTTGTTGCATAAAAGTTTTGATCATATGTTTCAAACATAGATTGTTCTGCAAATCTACACCAAGGTGCATCGCCGATTAATCTACCTAAAAAGTCTGCTGGATCATAACTACCGGCGTGCCACATACCACCAATTTTAATTTTTATACCTAGCAACTCTGCCATATACTTTAATTGTATAACAGTAGGATTCCATGCGTCTGTATATAAGAAGTAGTCACCATCTTTAACTTCTCCTTTACAAAACATTTCACCTATTTGTTCTAGTTGTTTACTTTTGTAAACATTGGTACCACCAAAGTTAAGAAAAGCCCCAGGCGTTGTAGCCTGAGGAGTTTCTCCTCCACTAATTACAACAACTTCTTCTCTTGTAGCTTTCCGTAGTTGTACGGGTAGATACTCCTTCCATTGCTTGGTGTATCTAGTATCAACTGCTTCTATGTCTACAATATAAATTGTCATTGTTTTCGTTTATTCCTTCTAAAGCGACTTCTCGCTTGGCGTTCTTTTCTAGCCTTCTCAGGATCTAAAAATGCCTGCCAAACTTTAGACTTTTTATTATACAAGTCTCGCTCATCGAACTTGTATCCTTCAAAGCGACAAAAGTCGCGTAACTTATCAAGATCATCAAAGATCTGCACTACGTCGGGTCGTTCCGCAAAGTAGCCCACGATGTTTTCTCCTTCATCTAGCTATGTGCATATTGAATATGGCAACCGTTTTCGCCATCTTCAGAAATGTCAATGTGTACTGTTCTACCTGGATAACGGCTATTAACTTTTTCATATAAGTCATCGGCCATCATCTCACAAGATTTGTAGTCTACATTTAGTTCCCCTTCATATAGTTCCTCCAACCATCGTTTAAATTGTATAAATTCGATATCCCTATCATCATGGAATACATCGATCGCTACTTTAAAATGAAATGTATGTCTGTGTGGGTATCCTAAAAAGGATACATCAAACTTATCTCCAGTAGCTAATTTTGGGTCATCAAGTGCCGCAGGATACTTATGTATCCCTTCTTTGCGGAACGTAACCCATATCATACGTTTTGCGTTTCGTATGCGTTTCTCGTCTGCTTCTTTTTTCATATTTTCTAATACCATTCGGTCCATTGTCATTATTGCTACCATTAGTATAGTACCTTCCGTGCTATTTGTCAACCTCTATTGGTTCGTCTTTTGAATAATCATCCCATCTTGTAAACTTGTTTCGATCCATCAAGTCGTGTACTTGATGTATCCAAACTCCAGGATTAGTTGCATCAAAATTCTCGTCATCAAGTTTAATACAAGCATTATAGTTTAACTGATCAATGTTTGGTAATTTAACACTAATCTGTGAAATAAATTTTTCATAATCATTATATTCTTGTTGTATTACCCAATTGTGGTACTTGATATCATAATCAAGAGTTACCCAAAAGCCTTTGTCGAGTAATCCTAAGATACTCTCCGACCATAATTTAATTTCACCTGTATGATTTTGTATTAAGTCTACGTGGAAACTTTGGTTAGCACCAAGATAGATATGTTGGCTACCTTGATGTTCGGCGTGTTTAAGAATATCATCTAATGGTTGTGGTCCAACAACAAACAATGTGTCCATATCAAATGCAGGTGTATGTTCAACTTCGAACCCAGTAAAAAATTTTACTCCGGATTCTACACCATCATTATAAACACGTTTCATTTGTTATTCTCCACCTTCATCTCTTTCAAAAGGTGCGTCGCCTTCGTCGTTTTTAGAAATTACTTCTAAAATAGGCTTTTCTGTACACCCAACATGGACTAGTTCAACAGTCCAATCGTCTTTTAACATTCCTTGTACAGCTTCAAGTCCACGTGATCTAATAGTACCTTCCCAATCTTGTACAAATTCAACACATTCAGTTTTAGTATCAAAATGCCTAGAAAGAACGTTTACGATCTCGTCCCTTTGAAAACCGTTCGGCTCAGTTAATGTAAAAGCCAGTAACAGCATAAAAGTTTTCATTGTCTTACCTCTTGTTTGCCTAAAATACGATTATTGTCTTATTATAACACAATATACTAATAAGTCAATGATCTAATTCTTCCAATTGCTCCAATTTATCTTTTATTCGGAGTTTCATTTTTTTGTGCCTTTTTATAATTGCCTTTGATTCCCAAGACCTATCTCCATCTCGGTCTTTTTCCATTTCTTCTACTTTGTTATGTAGATAACGGAATTCTTTCTTAAGTCGCCTCTGTCGTTTGTTCTTGCTCATTCTCCAGTTCCTCTAGTTTATGCTCATGCTCTTCAGTGAACTCATCATCTTCAACTAGTGGCGTTGTACCATCGGACACATCAAATAGTGAATTAAACTGAGCACTTGCATTCACAGTTCGTTTACCTGTCATACCTCTAGTTCCTATCACCGAAATCCAAAATTTATTAAATTCTTCTATTACTGCCATTGCAGTATCTTTATTATCTGTTGCAAATATAGCCTCTATAATATCTCTAAAGTAAACTCTATCAAATCGTTCATCAACTAGCATTTTAGGAATTACATTATTATCATATTGTCTGTTTGCTTCTTGTACTGCATTAATATGATGCCAAACATTATGTCCCATTTGAATTGCATAACTAAATGAATCCCAACTAGTTCTACCTTCTTTACCTATCTTATTTAGGTCGCCTGGCTTATAACAACATACTTCTGAAACTTTTAATCCGTCCGTTATAGGTGAATTTTCAAAGTTTTTAAATATACCGTCTTGTAATACTGCATCTTTAAATAAACGAGAATCTGTAGCATACTTCTTATCATCTATACTCGGTACCATTCGGTACACCCATTTAGCTCTATCTTGTGTTTCTGTTTGAATATAAACTTGTCCATTTGCAGTTGCTAAGAAAGGACTTGCACAATCAAATGTAACTGTAAAGTTTGGATTGTGATATTTACGAACTGCTCGTTGTACGTCAGTTAGTAAGGCCGCCCATTCAAGTTTAGATGTACCTAAGAAGTGCATAAAGTCATGTTTACCTGTTTCCAATAGTCCATCAAAACGTAATGCTACCAGTCTTTTTAATACTAGATGTATGTCACACATATTCTGACCACCCATTGACCAACCCCTAAAATGATCGCTATATTTTTTAGGATCACAATAGTCTTTCATTTGCTGATACCAATCTTCTGCATCAGTATGATTTTCACCTTGTAAAACATTTAAGAATTTACAATTACCATTTTGATTCTTCATAAAGTAATCGTTGTTAATGCGTGTTGCATTAACGGCATCTTGATAATTATCAATTCCTGTTGCTTTTGCTCCTGCTGGTGAACGAGATACCCAAGCTGGAATATCTAATATCATTCCATAATCCATATATGAATCCATCCAAGTAAGAACTTGTTCACGTTTCTTTTTAGCTTTAGGACAACTAGGATCTTTCCAATCGCCTTCCCAGACACCTTTACCAATTTGGAAACCACCTGAGTCACCAAGTAGCCAACTGTTATTACGATCCCTGTTACGAATCATATCTTCTTTAGGTGAATGTTTGTTTACGTCTAACTCGGCATGGCCTGCACTATATAGACTCCAATGGTATTTGAATAAACCCTTTTGTGGGTTTAACCAGTTCATACTTTCTACATCATTTGGGAAGTTTGATGGCACTCTAGTTTTTTCAACATACTCTGCGTGTCGTTGTTTTCCTATATAAGTTGCAAAGAAGCCACTTATTGCTGGAAGGAATATTGCATAATCTTTTTGTGCAGTTGTTAAGTCTGTATTCATTTGTTACCCCAAATGTTCAATTGCCTCATAACCAAACCATAAAGCAAATATAAGAAACGTATATCTTGTAATTGAAAATAGTGTTTGTGTTTTAATGTGTTTTCTTATTAACGGAAAAGCACCAAATACTAATGCAATGGCAAGTCCTGCCCCTAACCATCCATCGTTTGTATTGTTTACTGCTTGAAACATAAAAATAAATATTTCCATAAATTCTCTAGCAAAAATAAAGAATATTGTAAACATTCCTACAAACAAACCTGTTTGTCCACTTTTAATATAGCTGACGTGTTGTTTAATATGCGCCGCCATATTCTTACTATTAAAGAACAAATAAAACATTAATAAAGAAAGTAATGCATACATACCTACTTCGTATGCCTCTAATGCTTCACCTAAAAAGATTCCAGATGCTAATCCTGTTAGTAATCCTATAAAAGCTGGTACATATACTTTCCAATTTAAACCTATAGCTGTAGAAACCATGACAGTTAAAAACATCATTTCTAAAGCCTCACGCCCTACATAAACAAAACTTGCTAACATTATTTGCTCTGTGCGGGTAAGATATAGTTGTATTCAGATAATCCTGAATCAACGCTAATTTGCATAGCACCTTGATCAGAAAGTTTCATAGTTTGCTTCCCGTCAAGACTTAAAATAGCTTGTACTTGTGCTACTGGCCAACTCCAAGAATGTTTTAATTCTTTTTCAATTCCTGTATGTTGAAATACAAAAGAGCCTGCGTGTGTTGAATGATCACCAAAGTAGAATACTAAAGTGTTGTTTTCTGTTTTAACTGTAAAAACAGTTTCTTCTGCGTGTGCGGCACTTTGTAATTTCATTCTGTTAATTGCCGCTATGCTTGGTTCAAATTCTACTTCCCAAGTTGCACCTTTAAATTTAACAGACTTTAATTTCTCATTAATAATTTCGCTATTCATAAAACGATAATCATTTTGGAAATCACCTGCTTCGTTTTCAAAGTGAATATGTGTCGGAATAGTTACTCCGTTTCTATCTGCTTTTTCTACAGATAGTTTTGCATTTTTCTGATATTCCGGATTCTTTAAATGCAAGGCTAACTTATCTAAGTTTGGCATACCAAATGTTTCTTTAAATTCAGAAACTGGATTTTTAGTTGTTGCTGATAAAATTACAGAACGATCCTCAGCCATACTCTCGATAGTAGTACTTTGGTCGTCGCCTGTAACCTTAACTAGATTAAGAAAGCCTAGTGAATGTGTATGGGCAACGATATCTTGTAAGATGTCTTTCATACGATTTTCTCCATTAAGTGTTTATTATACGTGTCTTTTATTATAAAGTCAAGCATTTTTTTGTAGTCCTCGCTCATTAAAATACTCAAATATATCGAGCGTAGGTTTCCAGCCAGACTTTTTTAATATTGAAATGTCTGCTTGATTATCAGTTCGTTCGTGTTTATCTCCGATTTTTAATTTAGGATATAAACCCAAATGGTCTGTAATATCTTTTAGTTTGTGTGATTTTCCTGTGCCCAAATCGATTACACCTGTTAATCGTTTGTCCATTAAATGAATTAGTGCGTCACAAATATCGCTAACGTGGATAAAATCTCGTTTATGGTTGTTGTTTATAAAATCAATTTCTCGTCTTAGAAGTTTTGGTATAAACATATCTGGCCTAGGTTCTTGGTCTCCATTGTATATAGTCGTAAATCGCAGGCCTAAAGCTCTTCGTGGTGCAACACGTTCAATTGTATGTTTTGATAACGCATATGGATTTCTCCAAGGTTCTTTTGCAGTACTTGAACTTGCATATATAATTCTTGCTTTTGGAAATGCTTTAAATAATCTCTTTGATGCTAGTACATTATGTTCCCAATATTCTTTTGGGTGTGTAAGACTTCTTCTGACACCGCTCTTTCCTGCTAAATGAAATATTACATCTACATCATAATCTAAATCACAATCTCTAAGATCTTGACCATCTAAAATATCAAGCGTATGAATTTCATGATCATATAACAATCTTATTCTTAATTCTGAGCCAACCATTCCTTGGCTACCAGTTATTAATATTTTTTTTGAATGACGATCACGCACCATATTCTGCATCAAGTTCGTCAATATTTGTACTGTATTCAATTACTTTATGAGCTCGCCAGTAATCGCCAACCTTAGTCCATTCAACTCTAATATCAAACACTATATCATTATCTTGGACTTGTTTAAAATTTTTAGTGTCAATTAAACCGGGATTAATATATACTTCTGTATTAGTATTTTGCATTAAGTTTACAATACCTAATTTACGTTTGTGAATACATTCACCCCAGGCCTGACCTGCTACAAGCCATTTTCCATAATTCAAACCTTTATTATGAAATTCGTCTATTGTAGTAATATGTGAAGTTGTTGGGTTTGTAAATGCTTTCATCTCATTAAATATCTCAGCAACAGGTCTGTCTTCACCATGGTCACCATATGTTGCAAAAACAATATGTTCAACTGGACGTTCATCAAGAAATGTTATTAGGCGTTTATATAAATTAACAGAATCAGGATTTGTTTTAACCCATTCTCCGCCCCAACAATCTATTAAGATTATACCAGCAAATGCTAAAGTTATATTTTTATTGTATACGTTATTAGCAATAACTCGTTTTCGTAGATCAGTACTAGAAAATCTATGATTGCGTTTATTATAATAGTGTTCTATTCCTAACTGTTCACCAGTTTGTTTACCACTAAAGTCTTTCCCTTCATATTCAACACCTAGTATACGTACATTAATATTATTGTATAATAAAAGAATATCATCTATATCTTTTTCTCTAATATATGGAATAATTTCATTAACATAACCTACACCTTTTAGTTGTGTATATCTTTCAACTATAGTTTGAACTGGTTTATTTTTTTCAGGTCGATCAATTGTCGGATCAATTTGTAATCCACAGATAAGGTAATCACATTGTTCCTTTGCTTCACGTAACATAGCAATATGTCCTGCGTGTAATAAGTCAAATGTACTAAATGTTATACCAACCCGCATAGTTTCCTTGCTCCATAAGATATCATATAATCTGCATCAGCTCTTTCAAAAACATGGTACGTTTCTAATAATTGTTCAGGTGTAGTAATTGATAACCATTCACCTGATACTTGAAATGCTCCACAAGGTTTACCTGTGATTTGTTTTATAGGCCCTATTAAATCTATACTAGTCATGCCTGGTTTAACCATTAATTCATCAGCACCATCGTCTGCATATTTTACTGATTTGATAATAGCTTTATCTCTATCTGAAACATCTAATTGATAAGGTCTTACTATACCTTTTTCTATTCCCATTACATTACGCCAACCACTATAAAAACTAGATCTAAATTTTGTACTGTAACTCATTACAGGAATTTTACTATTAGCATTTTTAATATTCTTAACAGTATTAGGCTGGCAATCACTAGGTGCAACTGTGGCACCTGACATTTCGTAAATTGTTACTGCTTGTTCTGTTAATAGTTCTTCTGTTTTTTCGTCATCACCTGTAATACAACAATGTCCATCTTCTGTATAAGCACATAAACAAACATCTACGTTTAATTTAATATTAAGTTTAGCAAGTTGTTGTGCTACTCTAGATACTTTAAGAAAATTATGTTTATCGTTTAGTAGTTTATTTTCAGGAATATAAAATAGTAAAAATTCATTAACTCCTAAATCTATATCTTTTTTAACACGGTCAACAATACCGTTTCCAGAGTCGTAAATACCGTTTTCGGCTCCTAGTCCGGATGACGAAGAATTTGTACTAGCAAATATTGGTTGTATTAATCTCATTCTTTACCTACCTTGTTATCTTAAAATGTTTATATGTTTGTTGTACGCACTTGGCTTGATAGTAAGAGTCTGCTAAGGCGTTGTGTGCGTCGCTCTGTATTGCTTTACGAGGGTCTTTAGGCATCATTGCAAACAATGTACGACTATCTCTTATTTGCCAGAAGTTCCAAGGCACTGGCTTACCTAACATTTCATATAAGTTTTCTAACATACCAAAATCAAACATAGGACCTTGAGCCCATAAGTAATCTAAACCAACACACCATTTATTTAGGCGTTTAGTTAATTCATCCAGGTCAACTCTGTCTTCATCGCTTAAAGCCTCGTCTTTAATACTTGCTTTTTGTTTAGCCCACCAGTTTAATGTATCTTCGTCAATTGTACGACCTATTTCAGTTTGATCATCTACATTAATGCGTAGGTATAACCCATCGTGGGGTTCATCATCAGTAAAAGGATTAAATTTAATTGCGCCAAGTGTTAGTATAGCAGAATTAGGTTTAACTCCTAGTGTTTCTAAGTCTATCATTCCATGCATTAGTCTTCTTCGCCTCCAAAATCAAATAGTGTTTGAAAAGTATTATGTTGAAGTGTACTTTGTACATCCCAGTTTAACACGCCAATTAAATTACCTAATTTATTATCAATAATAGTTTCTTCCATAGCTTCGTTATCAAATGGAAGTTCCTTAAACCAATCTGGTAAACGTAATTCGTCTGTTGGATAGGCAACACTTGTATAACCTAATGGATTTTGTTTTAGTTTACAAACAATAACTTTCATTCCATCTACAATTGTTTGACTATACTTGTCACCGTTCATACGTTTTAATGTATTCCAGTTAATACTTGCTCGAACGTGTCCAGGCATATTTGCCTTACCTGCTTTTTCTTCTTTTTTTCTATACTCTGTAACTTTATTAGCACGTTTAGGAGATCCTTTTTCATATCCAGGACGTAACTTAAAGTCTTTTCTAAATGCTGTAATACGTTCTAATACTTCAGCTTCTGGTTTGTCAGTTAATACCATAAGCAATAACTCACTTAAAAAGTTTTGCATAAACTCTGGTGTATCAGAACGTTTTAAATCAAGACCCATAGCTTTTACTTTACCTGGGCCATCAATATCTTTGCGTGTACCTTCGTCATCATATATTAATGTCGCATAACGTTTCTTTGTAATATACAATCCGTTTTCTGCAACCATTTCTCTACCTGCTTGAATTACATCTGCACGAGATTTAGGACAATGAAATGCTTTACCCATAAATTCAATAAATGTTTTATTAACTTCTTCTGCTACCTGGTCATATAATTTAATAACACTTTCTTTAGTCCAAGGTATTTCTCCAGATTCTATTTCTTTTTTCAAAATTGGAAATGCTGAAAAGTATACAGAATCTGTATCACCATAAATTACAGAGTCACCAAGATGATCATATGTGCCTGTAATAACTTTATTAGATTCTGCCGCCATATGTTTTGCAATTTGTCTACCTGTTAATGTAGTTGATTGTCCAAGACGTTTATCAAAGAACCTGCAACCGGGATTTAAAAGTGCTCCATATAAACTGTTTAAATTAATTTTTTTAACAAGTTGACGTTTATCCCAATATTCGATTTCAATTTTATTGCTGGCATCAATTGCTTTTTGTTTCATTTCTTGCAGTTCTTTACGTTCTGCATACCAACGTTTTAATAATCCAGGTATAACACCATCAAACTCGTTTGTTAAAATAGTTCCGTTTGCTGTTAACATCCAAGGTTTACGACTATCAAATATTAATTTATATACTTGTGACGCACTCATGATTTCTGGATCTCTATCTTCCCAATCAATTGTAATGTCAAAGTCTTTGCGTTTTTCCATTACAGCTTCGTATTCAAGTGTTCCAAAATGACCTTCCCATGCTCCTGCAAATGATTTTTTCTTTAATGTCATTGCTTCTTCAACCATTGCATCGGTGTCAATAGGACGTAATTGTCCTACAATAGTTGCTGGGTCCATATTCAATGCTCTAATAACACTTGGATATAGAGAATTTAAATCCATTGATCCTATCCACTTGTGTAACCCTTTTTTAGGAAATGCAACATAAGCCCCAGCCGCGGTTGCGTGTTCTCTATCATGCTTACTTCTATTAGGTACTATTAATCCTCTGCCGTGTGCTTCATTAATAATAGCTTGTTCTGTAACTGCTACTGCACCCATTGTAGTTTGCAGTAATACAGTATTTGCGTGTGCTAATTCATTACTAAGGTCAATAAACTTTAATTTTTGATCTAGTTTATCTAATAGTGCTACGTCTTGTCTATTATATTCAATAAACTTTTTAAAATCGTTTTTATAAAGTTCGTCTAACGTACCTTCATAAACTGTTTTCTTTTCACCTATTTCAGCTTCACCAATAGCATCCAGTCTATAAGAATGTGTTTCAGAGTATGTATATTTTCTATACAGTTCTAAACTATCTAAATGTACACGACCAACTAAATCATATGTTTCGAGTTTACGCCCATATTTTTCATATTCACGTTTTTTTGGAAGTTGTTGCCAAAGACAAAATCGTCTTGTATCGTCTTTGCTTAATATTCTGCTTACTCTATTAACTGTATAAGGAATATCATAACCTTCTGAGTTCCAACCACTTAATATATCAGCGTCTTCAATTAAGTCAAGAAATGTTTTTAACATCTCTTCTTCTTTTTCAAATAAATGTGTATTCGGGAAGTCTTTAGTTTGCTCTTTAGCTTCTTCCATTGTAATTGTTTTCGGCGGAACTGCTAAAGTAACAAGTGTATCCATCCATTGTAAATGTACACTAATTGCAGTTATTGGCATAAACGGATCTGAAGGATCAGCAAAGCCACGTTCGGGATCAAAGTCTGTTTCTATATCCCAAAATGCTACATTAAGTTTTGGTGCTTCTACATTAAGATAGTTTTCACTTAGACATTGAAAGATAGGATTAACATCACTTTCAAATAATTGCTTTGTATTATTAATGGCTAGTTCTTTACGGAAGTCTTTAGTTGACTTAGATACTATTCTATTTAAAGGATCACCGTAAATGCTTTTATGTTTACCGCGAGGGTCTTTATAATAAAATGTATATTTTATAGGATATTCTGTGAAGTGTCGCTTTCCTTCTCTGCGTTCTACAACACGGATTAGATCTGCGTTACGATCAAATAATGCGTCTACATAACTCATAGTGACGCCTCATTGTTATTTCGTTCGTAGCCCTTTAGGACCGTACCAAAAGTATTCTTTATCATTTATTGCCTTATCATCTATCCAAATATCATAATGGGGCTTTCCCACTTTAACTGATGTTGCTTTAACTCCCCAGCCTTTTAATTGTGCCTTAGTAAACTCTTTATAATCTTTGCCAGAATTTGCACCTCTGGCTGTCCAATAATGTATTTCGTTTCCTTCATCAAAGAGTTTATTTAAAATTTCTATCCGTTCATTAATTGGTTTGCTTTCTTTATAATTACTACCATCAGTATAACATATTGTTCCGTCTATGTCTACCACATATATCATAAAAATAGTCGCCAAATTGCAATACCATTCATTATTGAAAACCACGAACATAAGAGTATTACAAATGCCGCCTTTCGAATAACTGCACTAACCACACCCAACATAGATCCAACAAAATACATTGGAATAAAAATTTTAGTTGCAGGGTCTAGTACAGTATAGGTTAATATTGCACTTGCTGAAATCAAAAAAGTTGCCTCAACCATTTCACAATAAAATGCTGTAGGACTTAATCGATGACTTTCTTTAAGGAAATTTTTTACTTTACTTAAAATTATCACTTATCTTTGCCGAGGGTAACAACCAATGTCTCCAAATCATCAAATGCTTCAGCGTGAACAGTCCAATCTCTTTTATAAGCAACTTTAATTGCTTTATTAATCAAAGCAGGTTTCATATCTAATTCTTCTGCTATTGCTTTTACTGTATCTTTAAGTCCAGCTTGAAGATCTTCAACTTCTTGAAGGACGTTACTACCTTCGTTTACCAATCTTGTTAATTTGTCCTTCTCGTCAGGACCGTATACTCGATCACTCATATGATTCCTCCAGTTAAGTGTATATTATAGTATGTTTTTCTCACTTTGTCAAGTCTTTTATCGTGCTTGTTCCAATTTAATTGTTATATTTCCTGATATAATTACTCGATTATGTTCACATCCTTGTTTTGGAACATAATGAGAAACATCTCCAGGAAATATAATTATTAAACCAGTATTTGGTTTAATGGCTTTACCTGCTCCAGGAAATACTAAAGGAGAACACTTCGGACAAGCGTCTACACAATACACAAATGACCAAAGTGATGGCCAATGAGCGTGTGGATCAGTGTTTTCTCCAGTTTTATAAATTGCACCCCAGGCGTCTGTACAATATGTTTCTCCAGTAGGGTACGGATCAATTTCTTTTTTAAGGGTTTCTATTGCAAATTCAATTATTAATTTAAAGTACTCATTTTTATACATATCCCAAGTAGTCATATGAGCTTTAACATTCGTTTCGTACTTTTGTTGATCACCTTGCTCTTGTATAATACTTGTTAGTATTGGTTTCATACTTTCAGCATTAGGATATACGTTTGTATGTACAAACATTGGTTCTGTAAATAAAATGCGTTCTGTATTTAGGTCACTCATAAGTTTACTGCTATATTACCTGCTATTGATATTCTATTATGCTTACATTTATGTGGTGGAACAGCATGAGCTACCCATCCCGGAAAAATAATTAATAATCCTGTTTTAGGAGTATGAATATTTGCGTCTTTACAATTAGGAAATACTATTGGTGAACATTCATTACAAGCATCTACATAATAAGTAAAGGCCCATGTTGCTGGCCAATGATAATGTGGTTCTAATCCTAATGTCCAAGTTTCTTTAGAAGCATTCGGCTTATATAGTACACCCCAACAGTCAAGTATAAAAGGATCGTTATTAATTTTATCCATATTAGGAAATAAAGGTACAGCTTCTTTTATTGTTTTAAGAACAAAGTCAGTTATTGCTTTAAAGTGTTCATTTTCTTCAAATAATCTACGAAATAAATTAGGCATTGGTCCTGTATGTTTTGCTGAATTTATAAAAGTAGTTTGATTAGGATCTTTATGATATTGTTGTTCTGCTTCATCATACTCTAAGACAATTTTACTTATTGCTGGCTTTATTAATTCAGCATCAGGATATGTAGTTGTAAAAACTTCCCCACCTTCTTGAAATTGTTTTGTAATAGTTTCAATCATAATTCTATTGCTACGTTTCCTGCTATTGATATTCGATCATGTTCGCAATTATGCGGAGCAACGCTATGTGTTACCCAACCTGGAAATATAATTAGGTTCCCTGTTTTTGATTTAATAGCATTTTCTCCATTACAATTAGAAAATATTAATGGCGAACAATTTTCACAAGCATCTATATAATATGTAAAAGTCCACGTTGCAGGTATATGTCTATGTGGATGTAATCTTGGTGTATTAGTTACCATTGGACCTCTAGATAAAAAAGATTTATTTAATATACCCCAAGCATTTATTACATAAGGTTTAACAGGCCATGTTGTAATTTCATCATCATTATGTTTATATGTTTCTATATCTGGGAATGATGGTGTTAATTCTTTAATAGTTTCTATTACAAAGTCGGTAATATATTCGAAATATGGATCTTTAAGCATTACTTCTATTGAGTCCAAGGGTACTAACGGTGCCCAAGAACCTGTTTCACGCTTACTATAATCCTTTATTAATTGTGATAAAGGGCCTTTTACTTTCTCAGAGTCATGATATGTATTCTGGTAGACTTCGCCGATTTCGTTAAATTCTTTTTTAGTTAATGCTGGCATTAACAGTACTTATGTACTGCTATTGTCCTTAGATTCGTCTTCCGACTTATATTGCCATTCGTCAGTATGTCCTACTGTCCATTTATCAGTATTTTCAACTTTATAATTTTGAGTACAAACTTTAAAGTCAACTGGAAGAGTTTTTCCAGGGACTAAACTTGCGTCTTTCCAAATTATTCTATTATTCGGTTGTGCCGCAAACTGTCCATTCTCAAGTTTAATAATATTAAATGATTTATGTTCAGCATCATATTCGGAAAAGTTTATATCTGTAGAATTTTTATCAGCATGACAATTATCTATAGTAAACATATATTCGCCTGGATGCATTTTACGATCTTTACCATAGAACGAACAAGCGCCTAGCATTTGTTTTTCTACTACTGTAAAGTCGTAGTCAAAGCAATCCCATAGTTGTAAGATATGTAAAGGAAGCTGTTCTCCAAATAATTGTTCTTTCCAAACGAAAGCTGATAGTGGGAGTTTATCGTATAGAGCACCGTATTCAGTTAATAATGTTTCAAAGTATAATGCTTTTCCTAATACACTTTTTACGCTTATCCAAACGCCCGGAGTTAATTCTCCATGACCTTTCTCCAGGTCATATAAGTATTCTTTTTTTACAAGTACGTGTATTGGGGGTATAACCCCAACAAGAAAAGCCATGCGGTCTCCATTCAGATATATTTATTTATAATTTGAAATTATGCGTGGGCTTTTTGTTGACTCGCATCAGCTTGTTTCATCAACATTTTAAATTTTGTAAACAACTGTGGGTCGTTCATAATGACTTGAAGTTTTTTGGTATAAGGTGCTACTGCTTTAATTAATTGTGGAGACATAGTTGATCCTGCTGAAACTTTATCTAAACCTTTAGCTACTTGTCCGCCACTTGCTTTACCGCCTGAAATACCTTTTAATGCTGTGGCTCTTTGTGCAATTTTAGATTGGTCTTTAGGATCTGTTTGATGTCCGTGTCCTTGATGTTTAGCTGTGTCTGTTGCTCCTGCTGGAACATTGTGTTGAGGTTGTCCTGTTGGAGATGGAGTCATATCTGCTCCAGGTGGAACTTCTTGTGCTGGTGCTTGTGCTTGTTGTTGTTGGAAACCTTGTGCCGCTTGTTGTCCAACTGCTTTAACTTTATCAACGCCTCGTCCAACTGCCGCGCCTGTCTTTTGTGCAATACCACCAACGCCGCCTGCTTGGTCAACAGCTTTTCCAACTGCTTTAGCACCTTTGGCAACTTGTTGGCCTGCCGCTTTGGCACCTTTAGCAATTTGTTGTCCTGCGGCTTTACCTGTTGCTACTGCGGCTTTTTTTACGTGTGGTGCCGCCGCCTTAGCTCCTTTATAAGCTAACTTGCCTCCTGCTTTGGCTAATTTGCCTGCGCCTTTAGCCGCCATCCCGACACCTTTAGCACCCATTCTAGCCGCCGCCGCTACTGCTGGTAAAATTTCATTAATCTCTTCGTCGGACATACCTTCAGTAATGTAGCCGTGCTTTTTACCGTAGCTAATTAGTGCGTCGTTTTCGAATTGTTCAAATCTCATTTATTTCTTCTTTTTAAACCAGTTTATAGGATTGAGTTTTCCAGCTAAATCTTCAACTTTTTCGTTAACCCACCATCCAACAACAAAACCGATTATAAATCCTATTGTTAAAAACATATTGCTCCTTTAAGTAATTTTCTCTAAACTAGATCTATCAAAATATACTTTAGTAAAAGTGCCTGGGAATTCTACACCGTAAGTATTGCCATCTTGATCTTTTACTTTTCCCATTTTACCAATGTATTTTGGATTATTAGTATCACTAGTGTTTCCTTTAATTTTTACTTTCGCACCAATAAGAGGATCTATTTTACCTTTTGTCTTATGCCAAGAACCTATCTCAGCTGGTTTAGTTGAAGGTCCGCCAAGTCCTTTTCCAAATGCTTGAATAAAATTTGCACCTGATTTACCTATTGCTCCCATATTAGCTTTAGATGGCTTTTCACCCCATCTTCGCATCTTGGTTGTAATTGCAAACTCATCGCTGTTTGGAGCTTCTCCAAGTTTTTCAGCTAATTGATTCTGTAATCCTGTTTTATATGATTCTTTGTTTACTAAATCAGTTAAAAATTTATTAACTTCTTCTATAGTTTCAAACTCAGCTACTTGTTTATTATGTTGGAATACTTTAAAAGGTTCACCTTTGAATTTTGTAGTATGAAGACCATACTTATTCATGCCTGGACCGTAAGGATCAGCAGGTTTAACTTCGTTAACTTTTCCTTCAAACTTATCATCATTAAATTTTGTTGAATAATCAAGATGATGATATACAGTACTTAGATAGTCAGATGCTTTTGTAATTTTAGCTGAAACCCAACCTTCTAACCCTTCTTCTTCAGACATAGTTTTCATCATGTCATGAAGTTTAATAGAATACTTTGCGGCTTTATATAATTCAGCTCTAGCAAGTTGTATTTCGTGATCTTGCTCAACTTTGTGAGCCAAATCAGCTAAATCTTCTTTAACTTCTTGTTTTTTAATTTCTTTTTCTCGCATTATAGTATCCTTGTAGTATTTACCGCTTTACAGCCGCGCCACCCATTAAGTTGTTACCCATATCTAAAGCATTAACGGCTGTTCCGTCAGCTTTTTTCTTTTGTGGTGCCTTAGGTAATCCTTTTTTATCCTTTGGTCTGTGTCCGTATGCTTGTTTAGGATTAACTACTGTAGCAATACTTCCGGCACTTGTAGCACCAGCTGTAGCTGTTTCTTTTATGCCATCATATATTTGTTGTTCGTAATTTTCTTCATTTGACTTGTCATAATCAATTTTCCATTTAGCTAATTGTCTATATCTACGTTTTACTTCTTGAGCAAGTTCAGGGTCGCTATGCATATAGCGTTCTAACCCATAAAGAGTTTTAATTTTTTCTCTATAATCTTCTAAATCTTTAACTTCAAAATCACCTTCTAATATTTTAGCAATTTCTTCGTTGGTTAATGATTCTTTTTCATCTTTTGTTTGGTCTTTTGCTTCTTTATCATCATCAGCATCATATTCACGTCCTGGAACATTTGTCTGATTACGTGCGGCAGTACCAAATTCTTTTTCATCTTCATCTGACCAATCGTCATCATCTTCACGATCCGGATCATCATCTGGCCAATTCATTGTATCATTTTCTGGTGCAATACGTCCCCAATATTGATGATCACTTGCATAGTCTTTAGTTGAATCATAAAATTCGTGGTCTTGGACTCTATCACTATTTTTGCCATCTAGCCATTTATCAAATGCTTCGTCATAATCTTTTGCAGGCACTTTATAGAAATGTAATTCTGTTGGATTATCCATAATAATATGTGTGCCACGTGCATCAGAATCATAATCATCTGGGTCCATAAAGTTTCTACCAATTGGATTGTTTTTATGCCATATTGATGACTGTGCTTTATGTGACGGAGAATCAAGATCCTCTTTAATTGCATTACAATCACAATGAGGACAATCTGGCGGACAATGACATTCGCTAACAGGTACACCACAACAGGCTTCTGGACACATTTTTTCTTTTGCTTCGCCTATATCCCATGGATGTTTCCAGTCACGTGGTTTAGCTTTTTTACCTAATGCATCTGTAGGAACTTCAAGATCTAATTGTTTAGTAGTTACCCACTTCTCGTGTCCATTACCAAGATCTACTTTGTACATTCCAGCTTTAGGATCAGCTCGTACTATTTTTACTCTTTTACCTTGAGTTGTTTTTACAACTGTTCCAACACGGTCGTCAATAAATTCACTAATATGTTCTGCATCTGTATACATACCGTCACGTTTATATACGTTCTGTATTCTGTCAATTGCTTCTGGCCAACTTTCTACA